ATGTTGTAAAGGTACAGTATAATCTGTTGTTCATAAATAACCGGAATTTTTCCAGTCATAAATATGAAATTTATTGCAAAGACCCATAATGCGCGCCAGATTTTAACTTCACGGGAAATTTGTCATTAAGTATATTTTGTAAATCCGTTAATGTTTGTTTTCCATCTGATTTAGATACGTCAAAAACGAACGCATCATATATGTAAAGAACTAATTTTGTTTCCTTTGTTTTTAAATAATCTTGTATGATTTTTATCTTACGAATGTTGGTTTCTGTTTCGGTAGCTTGAATATAATAATTAAATAATTTTTGAGAATGAATTTTTGGGTGATCTTTCTTTCTTATAGTATAACTACCACATTTGATTTCTCCTTTATTATTAAATTCTTCCCAAATAATGTCTATAAATTGTTGTGTTTTAAAGAAAAAAGGATGATGTAAGTTCGCCTTGTCTATACCCCCATATATCTGTTTAAATGTAAGTGTTTTACTTTCTTTATATTGTTGTGGAGTAATTTTCTTGGATTTAAAGTAAATTTCCGCAAGTGTGTTGTGTACGTTGCCTGTAAATTGGTAGTCAACTATATCGCCTATTAGGCGTGGATGATAGCCATCATAATCCATTTCTACAAAAAAGTTATTGTCTGGTTCGAAACAATCACGTTCTCCATTGTCGTGTTTTAGTCCTACAAAATTTAATCCGTTAAAGTTATTTACAGGTCTTCCGGTTGTGGTGTATGGATTATACCATCCGTATATATGATTTTCTTTTATGGAGAATTTTTTGTTTTTTAGTGTAAAATAGTCGTCAAACTTGTCATTGAATTTTAATGCATTCTTCTCTAATTCATGTAAGACAGGTAATAATATTTTGTCAAAGTATCCATTAATTTCCCCGCGATACTCTTGGAATATACTGTGTGTTTTTAATTTACAGCGTTCTAGGTGTTTTCCGATTGGTATCATTTTATTTACCTTAGTATGTGGGAATTTTCGATAATACCATTGGTGTGCTTGGGTTGTATGTTGGTCTAATAAAGGTATTGTATGTTGTATATCCGTATAAGATATGTGTGGGGCCGCGTGTAAAGCGGCTTTTTTATCTAAAACGCAAAACTCATAATTTGATAGCATATTCAAAATAGCATCTTTGTCCCAATTTATACATTCTAAATGGTTTAAAGGTATGATAAAATCTTCACCATCAACTTCAAGATACACAGCTATTATTTCTGCTAACGCAGGGTGTGTGTTGTCATTACCCTGAATAAATTCAAGATAGCGTGTTAAACTAGAAGATAAATTTGATTCTAGTTGGTTTAGTTGGTTTTTTGTTTCGATAAGATAGAACATACCTTACCAACGTAATAAAATTTTATCTAATAACCACCTCCTCCACCAGAAGAAGAATCATCTATATCTCCTGAAGCTCCATATGGAGTTATTCTGTTTTGGATATTTGGAGGGGGTGTATAAGTAAATGATGGTGTTTCTTCATCTTGAATTATACTATTAGTAACAAACATTAATCTAGCATGAGGAATTGATTTATGTACAGATCCTTCCATAGGACCCTTATCTGGATGAATATGATAATACCCAACATATTTTCTGCTAGGATTATCTCTATACACTAATTCACTTCCATTTGAATATAATAATTTTTGGTATTCGTTTAATTTAGGAAATAATTGAGATATATTAGGAAATTCTTTAGATTTTAATAATAATAAATTTTTATTTATTTTTACTACATCTCCTTCTAATGCCCAATCTATTGCACCTGCTGTGTACAAGTAATAATCATATTTTTTATTTCTACCTCTTATTGCTTTATAAGTTTTTTCACTTACTTCAATATATTTAAGAATTGAATTATTTTTTTTGGCAAAAAATCTTATATATCTACCTTTTTTATAATCTTTTTTTGTTGGTTTTGTTTTAGTAGCTACAATTCTTTCAGTGCCCCTGATAAATTTATCTTTTTTAGAAATTCTTTGATATATTTGAGAATCAGCAGAAACCACCATTTTTCCCTCACTTTCAGTTTCATCTGTTGTAAGATCTGTCCATACTATTCTAGCTAATAATGTTTTTAATTGTGAAGCATTATGTCCCGCATACGCCCCTGTTGATGTTTGTATGTAAGGACCTTTATAAATTAGCTTAGTTCTAGCATTTACAAATTCATCTCCACTAGTAAAAAGTTTTTGGAATTTTGATTTTGGTAAATATCCCATTTTATTAAGTTTTTATTAAATATTGAGCAGGATCAACTGTCCCATTAGCTGAAAAACCTTCTGTTCCTTTTAATTTATTACTACTTTTATCTGTGTATTTACCCCCTTTACCAAATCTATGACCTAGTTGTAAATCTGATGTTTTCCAATCTACACTACCTGGTGCCATTATTGCTAAATGAAGATGGGCTCCTGTTGTGTTACCCGCTCCTGGGGTTCCTGGTTCTCCCCCCATATTACCAACATGTTGTTTTGCTGTTACTTTTTCTCCTTTTTTTACAAAAACAGCACTACAATGGCAATACATAGATTCAATACCTGATGCATCTCCTTCATATTTTATTTTTATAGTACCTCCACATCCTGTTTTTGAATTTTCCATTGTTGGGGGGTCTACATAAGAAACTGTACCATCTCCCATTGAATATAATTTATCTCCTGTTTTACCTTTTAAATCACAGCCCCTATGTCTTCTGTATACTCCTGCAGCCCCTTCAGATCCTGCTCCTTTACCCATTTTTCTTAACTGACCATATTGAGTAGTAAAACTTATTGAATCTAATGGATTAAATAATCCTTTAGTAGGCCCTAACGCTTCTGTGCTACCTGCTCCTGGTCCTCCTTCTAATTCTTCTACTTGATCTTCATTAGGATCATAAATTACTTCTGGTATATTATCTATTGTATAATTTTTTACCCATGATCCTAAACCCTCATCTCCACTAGAAGACTCTGTTTTACCTAATAAAGTTATTTGACCTGTAATTGTTGTAGTCCAATTTTGGTCTTTTATACTTTGTTCTTCTCCCATTACTATAAAATGTACATCTTTTCCTCTGTATCCTTTAGGTAATCTGCTTTTAGGGAGTTTAAATACATTTCCTATTACTATACCCCCTATACCATCCATTTTAGCATTAAATTTTAAAGGGATAATTGAAGATACACTTTGTTTAGGATTTTTTAAGGGTTGACCTCTATAATAAGGAAAGCCATCCTCTCCTATTCCATCATTACCATATACTTTACTTAAGTTCATAATGGCTTTTTGTACATCTTTTAAAGCTCCTCTAGCTTCAGATATTTTTGCAGGAGATATGACTTTTTTTTCATCAGAATCATATTTACTTGCTTGTCTTCCTGTAAATACATCATACTGATAATTAGATAATATACCACCCCCTGTTCTATTATCTGGGTGGTATTTTCCTATTAGTATTTTTCCATCAACAACATTGTATTCGTCTGTTTGTTTATCTAAATCTACTAAATCTTCATATGCTGTGCCTTTTGTTGAAGCATCTACTGTTTTTGCAGTTTTATCTGCTGCTATTTCAAGTTTTGTTGCATCTCTACTACCTGCTTGATAATTTATACCTAAATATAAATCTCTCATCCATTCATTAAATTTTGCTGTCCATCCATTTATATCTTTTTGATTAGGTTGTTGGGAAACTAATACTTCTTTCGTAAATCTGTCTACTATTCCTCTGTTTATAGCTGCAAATGAAACTTGATCTAAATTATCTATACTGTCAGGAGCTTGAGCTGCTATTGCTATAGTAGATGTTAATGCTTTAGGTATAGAAGAATTATATGCTATATCTCTTACTATAGAATCAGGAGATTGTATTTTTAATTCATGTACAGATTCTGTTAGATCTTCTTCAGATGCTTGCATGTCTATTACTCTTGCTTGATCTGTCATTGTATGATCTACATTAAATTCAAATTGATGGGAACCTCCTGTTGATTGATTTACATCATTCCAAATCTTTTTCAAATATTTTAATAAGCTAAAATCAGGATTTACTCCATCTTCATCTGTATAATACATGTCTCTAAAGGTATATCTTAAATATTCTACTCCAAAATATATATTTCCTATATTATATCTTTTTTCAGTATCTGAAATTTTTTGCTGGATTGGAATTTTCCACCCAGACCAAGGAGTACCTGGTCCTACTAGATCTCCCTCAGCCCAATATCCATTACATGGTTGTCCCTTTTGGTTTTGGTTTGTTATATTATTACTTAATCCTTTTATGGCTGCAAAATCATACATTAAATGAGGTAATAAACAAACACTTGGATTTACAGATATGTCTGTTAAGTCCCAATTTAGAGCTTTACCATTAATTGTTTCTATTTTTTTATCTAATGAAGGTGGGGTTGCTCGTGAATATAATAAAGGTTTAATAGTAGGTGTAGTATCTTGGTTAACTACATGGCATGTTTGAATTGTAAATATGGGTTTTCCTGTTTTTTTATGCAGAGGTATTATTTCTGTGTTTATAACGGATGCTAACACGTCCCATCTTATATAAGTTGTATTATAATCTAATTCAGATAATGATATAGATTCACCATCCTCCCCACTAGATGTGTTTTCTCCCCCTGAAAAATCTAAAGTTGTATCATCTAAGCCACTAAAAAAATTAGAATCTTTAGGTATTAAAAGAGGAAATAATTCAACTCCACTAGGAAATAAATCTGGACTTAATCCTAATCTTGCTTTTAAAGAAGCTCTCATATTTTCTTCTTTTACATCTTCAATATCAATGGCTAATTCTGGTGCAAAAAGATCTGTTTCGCTTACTTTTGCACCTTCAATATTTTTGTTTATGTTCTCTCCACTTGCTTTTATTGTATTATTAAATTTAGAAATATTAGTTCCTGTTTTATCATCTATATATGTAGTGGCTGATGTTGCAAGGTCTGTTGCTCCATCTACTACCCATTTTAAAAGATTAGCTCCCTTATTGTATGTTTTTCTAACTAATTTTTCTGCTTCTTGTTGTGTTGCTATAGATATATTTGCTAGATCAGCTGCATTAAAATCATTAGCTTCATCTACTTGGTCTGACCATTCTATAATTTCATCAAATAAATCTTCCATTGGAGTTTTTCCTTCTGCATCTCCACCACTAATTTGGCTTCTTTCAGACATTTTTAGAGATTCAAGTATTTCTCCTTTTGCTATAATTTCTGTTTCACAATCATACCCCCCATCATCTCTTAAAGTATATGAAAAATTTTTACAATATCCTATAATAGCATCATAATTTCCCCCTGATGTAATTCTATTTAAATGTATTTGTTGTTGTATCCTAGGAGTGCTCATATTTTTATCAAAAAAATCTTTAACTCCATATATTTTATTAGAAGTATTACCACCATTATCAATAAAGGGAGACCATTGCCATTCTAACAGTAAAGTATAACCAGGTCTCATATAAAGTAATTCTAAAATTTCTAATTGACGTTGATTATGAGCTATAAATTTAACTTTACCTGTTTTTAAAGAACCATAGGCTGATTTTGTTCTTATGTTAGCATCTATAATACCAGGCATTGGTACTATACCAAATCCATCTTTAGCGTCTGCTCTTACATCAGGGTCTCCATACACACCTCCTTTTTTTGCAAAACCTCCTCTAGGTGTAGATGTAAAACCACTTTCTGTGTTTCCACTAAAATTTGAAGGTATTCCTCCTTCTAAAATATACTGTTTGGCTATACTCTCCGCTGCAGGTACTCCTACTACGTATTCTCCTTCTTCTAGTATGTCATTGTTTTCGATGTTGACTCCTGATGACATTCTTACAACACATTGTTTATTGGTCGTATAAGTGAAAAAATCTTTATCTCTTTTTTCTTGACCAATTATATTTTCTCTTCGCTCTATTTGTTTTTTTATGTATGGAGGAAAGGATTCTTTAAAAATTGACATAACTTAAAAATTTAAATTTTCGTATTCATCTTTTATTCTATTTATATCTATGGGAATTCTTATGCGTAGCCCAGGATTTATGAAAAAGCTGTCTCTTTTTATTTTATTAGGATTAGCTCTACTTATAATCCACCATAGTCTAGAATCTTTATAAAAATCATAAGCCATAGTATCTAATCTATCTCCTACTTTAGCTATAATATAAACATCTGAAGATGATATAGGAATAGAGGGATATTTTATCCCTTTATATGTTCTTTTACCTCCTTTTAAAAAGTCTCTTCTAATTTTTAATCTTGATAATCTATCCATTTTTTTTAAAATTCAGCTGCTATAGCATCTATAACTTTTTGTATTGTTGCTAATTGGTAATTACCTGCATTTGTATACCACCCTGATGCTGTGTCTTTTCTAGCATAATATTGATAATCAGGACCTAATCCTGTTCTTTTATAGTCCCATCCTCCACCTGCGTCTGGTTTTTCTAATACTCCTGTGGTAGTAGTTGATGTTTCAGTAGTGGTTGATGAATCTCCAGAAGTCCCACTTAACCAATTATGTCTATTAGATATAATAAATGGTGCTGATTTGCTTTTTCTTGGTAAGAAATCATGGATAGGAGTAAAACTAAGATCTACATCTAAAACATGAGGTAAAATCATTGGTTGTGAAGAAGCTCCATTTTCTGGTTTACTTATAGCTATTTCCCAAGGATATTCTTTATTCCATTTAATTCCTATATTAGTTATAAAACCTGGTTGGCTATTTAAATAATCACCTACTGTAAGTCTTATATAATTTCCTCTTAATCTTCCACTATCCCCATAATCAGGAGCTGTAGTAGAAGCTAGATAATTTAATTTTCTATATAAAGGCTTCATTTCAGCAGATGATTGTGCTGCTATTTTAAAACTTAAACCTATGTCTCTTGAAAATCCTTTATAGGTAAATAGATCTTCTCCTCTACCACTATATTTAACACTATCCCAAGATGATTTAAAAGAATCCCCAAAACTATCTAAAAATGCTCTAAAAAATAAATAATCTGCTTGGTCTGGATTATCTGTGTCTACTAATTCAAATCTAAATCTTATTAAATCTCTAGCAGCTGCTAAATCAAATTTTCCAACATCTTTGTTTTCTTGAATATCTAATAAATTTAAAGCATCTGATCTCCAGGTATTAGTCCCTACATCAATACTATAATTATTACTTTTTTTACCCGTAAAATCTCTACCTGGTTCCCCTATACCTACTCTACTAGCTATATGGTATGTTTTAGTTCCTGTTTTGTCTTTAGTATTAAATATTTTTTTTATATATCCACTTACATTAGGATCATCTAAAATTTGGGAATCTGTATATCTAGGTGTGGAGGCATTATCTATATGGTCTTCATTTTCTAAACCAGATTTATATTTTAAATTTTTAATATTTTTTATTTGCCCTTCAGCTCTTCCAAAACCTTCATCTGTAATTTGTATATAGTCTGTTGGGGTTGTTGCTGAAACTCTATTAGTAGGGTCTACTTCTTGTGTAAAAGATTCAATATATCCTGATGTTAATTTACCTGGTTCAGGTAAACGTGTTTTAAATATACCTGTAGGAGTGATGCTTGAATCCATTCCAGTTAAAGGATTTCTATCTCCCATGTTTTGATCTTCATATAAATAATATCTATATCTATCAAAATTAGGTAAATTTAAATTATTATAAGAATTTTGTTGTATTATACCTGAAAAAGTTAAAGGATTACCACGAGTATCTAAATCTCCTGAAGTTATTTCATATCTTTTTATTGTAGTTTTACCTAAACCTGCTGATGACATTGGTCCCCCATTATACTCATATAAAGGAGCTGCTAAAGTTTGTGAATTAGTAAAACCTAAAAAATCTGATATTTGAGGGCCTGTATTGTTTATAAAATCCGAAATATTATTAAATAGTCCCCCTAAATCAAAAAGTCCATCAAATTCTTCAGTTTGTGGTTCGAATCCTTCAGTGTCTAAATTTAAATGGGTTTTAGCTAAACCTAATAAACGATTACCCCCTACTAATCCTTTACGACTATCAAAAGTACCTGCTATATCACCATCAAATTTTTTACCTTCTCCATGTAAATTAATATATGTTGCTTCTTCGGGTATAGTGGGATCTACTCCTGCTCTATTAAGATGAGTTCCTGTAAAATTAACAGGTATTTGAGCTAATGTATTTAGAGGATTATAAGTTCTATTAATAGCTTTTAATCCAAAATCTGTGTTAAAATATTGTTCTCCTAAATCTCCTAAAAAACCTCCTATTCCTCCTGGGTCTCCCTCTTGAATTCTAGGATTCATTTTCTGTAATCCTATTTGTGTAGTTACAAATCTTAAACCATTTCCTGTAAGTAAAAACTTACCTATTCTTGCTGTATCTTGGATTGCTCTTTTTCCTGCTACTAATATTCCCCCTCTAGTAAAACCATCTAATATTCCATCCCCCATTTCTCTTGGAGTTTCATTTACTCTAGGTAAATTTTGATCCATTAAAGGAGAAGGATTTGTATGATGTTCATTATTTATATCATACCTTAAAGATCTTTGTTGAAAAATTCCAGTATCAAAAACAGATGTACTTGAACCATAATTAAATCCTCCTGAAGTTGAAGGGTTATTATGGTTAGGATATGCTTTAAGACCTTGTGTAAGATCAGATACTAGTTTTTTTAAACCCATTTTTTTAGCTTGGTAAGTTATCTAAATATTTTGGTGGTGTTACACCGTCATTTCTATCTTGAAATGGTGAATTTGATGAACCACCTGGTACAGCAAATAAACTATTTAATGATTGAGCAGTAGCGTCATCTACTGATCTTTGAAAAGCTGGTGGTTGATTACCGTCATAATCTTGATAAGGTGAATTACTGTCTCCTCCTGGTACTGATAGTAATGAATCCACATGCGCTTGTGTAGCTGCGTCTACATCTTTTTGAAATTGTGGACCTGGTTGTCCATCTAAATCTTGATAAGCTGAATTACTATCTCCCCCTGGTACTAAAGCTAAAGAGCTTATGTGTGCTTGTGAAGCTATATCTCTTTCTCTTTGAAATTGAGGCCCAGGTTGACCATCCATATCTTGATGAGGTGAATTACTATCTCCTCCTGGTACTGCTTGTAGACTGTCTATATGTTTTTGTGAGGCTTCTTCTTTTCCAAGTTGGAAATTAGGTACAGTAAGATCAGCCATACCTCCTACTGATCCTTCTCCTTGTACTAGGTCTAAATTTGATTTTAATTCTTTTAATCCCATAATTGTTGTTTTTATTTATAAATATTAATTTTATGCAAATTCTGTTTCATTTAATACTCCTTTTTGGTAAGTTCCTTTAGCATTTGGATTACCATCATCCCATAAGCTAGTTGAAGTAACAGATTTTATTTGTACTTGTTTTTGGTCTTTAGTAGCGGCAATTAAAGCATCCATTTTTTCGTTCATTGCATTATTTGCTGGTGGTGGAGGTGGTGGTGGTGGTGCTAAAGCTGTTATTTGTTGTGTTTTAGGTTTCATAGCATCATCTACAGCTGTTGGAGACATTAATACTTGATCATTTGATGTTCCTTGATATAATCCTCCTTCTTGGGGTGAAGTCATTACCATAGGTCCTCCTGTTCCTTTTGCTGCTAAATCTCCTGTTTTTTTAGACATAGCAAAAACAGTACCTGCTAGGGCTAAAGCTAGTACAGTACCAATAATAGCTGTAATTGGGTCTTTTGCAAAACCACCAATAAATTTAGCAACCATAACTGCTACACTTCTACCTAATCCTACCATTACCGTTTTATTTTCTTGGGCTTTAGCTTTATTAGTTGCTAATTGTATACCATATCTAATTCCTGCTAATACATTTCCTGCTACTTGTAGCCCTTTCATTACCATCATTGTACCTTTTATAAGAACATAAGCTCCTGCAATACCCGCTACAATACTTTCCATTATTGTTAGTTCTGAATTTCCACCCCTAAAAACATCTATCATTTTAGTAAATGAAGTTACTATATAATTAATAGGTTCTAAAGCTAATGTTAATATATTTAAAAATGCTGATACAGGACCTCCTACTAAATCTGCGAATATTCCTTTTAATTTAACAACTGCATCTTGGAATTTTTCTTCTGCTGATCTTCTTTCTAATTGTTGAGCTAATTCTTCATCTCCTCCTGCTCTTGCTTCTTGTGCTAATTCTTCTAAATTAGCTTTTTGTAGTAATTGTTCAGATAACTGGTCTGTAGTCATTCCTAAAGATTTTGCTAAAGCGTCTTGTTGTAAAACATTCATTTTACTAAAATCACCAAAATCACCTACATTTTTATTTATTTCTTCAGTTAATGTTTCATAATCTCCAGTTAAAGCAGCTAACCTAGCTTTTTCTAAATTAAGTTGTTTACCTGTTAATAATTCTGCTTCTAATTCTGATTCAATAGATGATTCAAAATCTAATAATGATTTAGCTGTATTTGCTACTTGTTCTAATTCCATACCAAATTGTTTAGCTAATGCTACTGCTTTAGCTATTTTAGCTGGATTTCCTCCCAATTGAGCTGATATTTGACCTCCTACTTTACCTGTTTCTTCTAATACCTTATTTATATTTAATCTAACTCCTCCCTCTTTTTCTGCTGCTACTACTGCTGCTCTTGCTTCTTTAGTAATAGTAGCCATAGGTTTACCTGATATATTTGCAAATTTAGCAAATGATGCTACTGATTCAGCTGATTGTCCTGTTAATTTCATTAATTCAGCTGCTTCTACTACTATATCATCTCTTAGGGCTGTTGAAGCTGTTCCAAATTGTTCATTTAAAGCAGCAAATGCTTCTGAAATTTCTTTAGAATTAATAGCCATAGTACCACTTGTACCTGCCATTATAGAAAATTCATGTCTCATTGCTGCTGCCTCTCCTCTAGATACTCCTAAATTTTTCTGAATTTCTGTAACTTGTTTATTAAAATCTAAACCTATTTTAAGGTAAAGTAATGGATCTGATAGGTTTCCTTTTATTTGTTTTCCTACTTCTCCTATTTGGATTCCAAAACCTTCCATTTTAGAAACGGCACCTGTTTCTATAACATTCCCCATTTCATCATAGGTGGTTCTTTGTTCTATTAAAGCTTTTACTTGTTCTTCTGAATTTTTTAGAATTTCATCTGTGTTACCTAAAGCTCCTCCTAATAATTTATTAACTGTTTTTAAAGCTCCACCAGTTAATCCCATAGCCTTATTTACAGCTAGTTGTTTTTGAAGTTGTTCGTCTAATTTTTGATTAGCTCCTTCAAGATTTGCTTGTGTTTCAAGTAAAAGTAAATTTTCTTGAGCTTCTTGAGTTGTAATGTCTTGTAAGGAAGCCCTTTTAGCTTCTAAATCCCCTTGTTGTCTTATTAATGATTCACCTTGTTGATTTGTTAAATCTAATTGTTCACTTAAAGAAACATAAGCATCAGTATTTCCTGCTTTTTCTGCTGCTTGAATTTCTTTTATTAATCCAAATTCTTTATTTTGAATGTCTGTAATTTCATTTGCTATTTTAGTTCTTTCTTTCTCATTTGAAATAATAGCATTCATTTCTTTTACATAATCTCCTTGATCTTTTCCTGCTTCTTCAATCAATTTTTTCGATTGGTTTCTTAATTGATTCTCTAATTGTTTATTTTTTAATTGTTCTTTTTGAATTTTCTTTATATCATTGTAGGGTCCTATAGAATTTTTAATAGCATTTGTAACTTGTCTAGAAAGTTTAATAGAACCTTTTAAGCCTTCTTTATTACCCTCTGTAGCTTTTAATTGTTGTTGTAATTGACCAGTTATATCTTCTTGAGCAGATAAATATCCTTGAATAGATTTGTTAATACCAGTGTGTTTTTCTAAATAATTAGCTAATAATTTATCATATGCAGTCCCTTCCTTATTCAACTCCTTTTGGTTTTGAGTAGTTTGTTTTTGCTCTTGATTAAAAGCTTTTTGTTTTTTAGGATCTGGTGTTTCTCCGTTAGCCATAGTATTATATAGTTATTCGAATATAAATATAAAAAGATAAAGGTATCTTGCGATACCCTTATGTTTTTAATAATTAAATGTAGAATTAGGATTAACAGCAGGACCCATTACTTTATTATTGTCTCCAATATTAGATTGGCCCTGAGCTTTTTCCAGTTCTTCATTTTGTTTTTTATTCCATTCACTAATCTTATTAATGTGAAATATTCTTAACCAAATAGGCATGTTGTATACTTCTGAATGTATGAATCCACCACCGCCATGGTACACCAGATCATGTATTTGGTCGAATAGGTTTACCCTATACTGAGGCGTCAGGCCAAAAAAAGTTAATGCTAATGGGAAGCATTATATCTTCTGCAACTGTCCCATCATTAAATTGCAAATCAAATTTTAAATTTATATCTGGCATAATTTCTTTAGCATAATCCCTAAAAGCTCTTGAATCTCGTGCTAAAAATTGATTATCTACAAAATCTCTAATTGTTTTAATATCTCTATCACCATTAACTGAAGTAATAAAATGTTTAAGACGTGTAGTTAAATTTGCTGTATTAAGTTTACTTATTTTTTTAAGTCCTTTTATCTCATTTTCAATTTTTTTCTCATCACCTTGAGTTAAAAGTTTAAATGTAAGTAATACTTTTGAATGGGGACATTGAAATTCAAATTCATTATCACCATTAAAAGATTCTTCATTAAAAGGTTTATCGTCAGCTTCAGTTAGATCTATTGTTATTTCTTCTTCTTCACCTGTTTCTGGGTGAGGTGCTTTAAAAGTATACTCACTACCATATCCTAAAATACGTGCAGCTACTAATATAGCATTTTTATCACCAATTAACATGTCGTCTAAATTTATAAATTTATCGACTACAAGTGATTTTAGTAATTTATCAATTACTGTGCCATTTTTAATGAAATTTTGATTAGTTAAGATATCTTCTTCTCTAGCTGTCATATATTTCATTGTGATTTTTCCTGATTTTAAAGGATGTCCTTCAGGATAAAGTAATCCTTTTGAAGGTAATGTTACTTCTTCAGTAGGAAATTGGGGTTTTTGTTGTGTTTGTTCCATAACGTTATTTATTTTATTAAAACTAGTTCAGATATACATATATAGAGAAATAAAAAAAGCGCCAAATTAGGCGCTTTCTTTTTATATAATTTATTACTATTAGTAATTTAAGATGGCGTAATCCATTCTAATAGTAAGTGAGATGTTTGCTGGTGCTTCAGAACTCCAATCAAATTCTCCAAAGTTAGCTGCTTTACAATAAGCTCCTTTACAAATCCATTCTTCAACAACATCACCTACAGGACCTAAAGCGTTAAATCTAATGTCTTTTTTATAGAAATCAGAATAACCATCTCTACCTGTAACTGACTCGTGTGACAAACGAACCCATTCCATTACTGCTTGAGCACCTGATGGTGTTACTGGATCATAAAGTTCAGCTGTAATGTCTTGCCAATCCGCTTTTCCTTTTAATTTTCTTTTCACGTTAATGTGATCAAGAGTTATGTCTCCAAATGATATGTTTGGTCGTCCTACTTTTTTAACTAGGAATGCTGGGATTCCATCAATAAACATTACAAACCTATTTTGTACTTTAGGTTCGAATGCTGTGTAGAACATTTCGTTTGTGTTTAATATTGCCATCTTCTTATTTTGTTTTTATTGTTCAGTTATAAATATAAGCTTTTTAAGTTTTTCTTAATTTTTAATCTCCAAATGTTGCTCCTGTTGGAAGAATATTGAAATCAAGTACTATAAATTCTGCTGTTTTAGCTGGTTGTAAAAATATTGCACCAATTAATCTATTTCTATCTATTTCATCTGGTGTGTTATTTGTTTCATCCATTGTTACTCTAAATGCAAATAATCCTTGTCTTTGTTGTACTGATTCTAAGAATGGATTTGCAATGTTTAGGAATCTATTTCTTGTTTGAATTGTATTTTGTTCAAATACTAAATATTTAGAAGAACTTGCGATAAATTTCTTAACTGCGATCATTAATCTTCTAACATTAATTCTATCTAATGCTGTTGGTCTTACTTGAAGTGTTTTCTGACCCCAAATACAAACTCCTGTTGCTGGGAACGTTGCGATTGGATTTACTCTACCTTCATATAATTCATCTCTTTCAGCTTGATTTAATCTTGTTTTAGCTTCTAATACAGTTCCTAATACACCTCTATTTAAACCTGCTGGTGCGAACCATTCAGCTCCAATTCGATCTGACGCAGCTATTGCACCAGGCACTATAACTGATGGAGGAACAAATACTGGCTTGTTACGCGATGTATCTAGCACTTTTACCCATGGATAATATGATGCTGCATAATTAGTATCTAATCCATCTGCATCATTAACTGCTTGAGCTACTGATGCATTTACTGTAGATAAATCCATTACATAGAAAGTATCTTGTCTATCTTCTGCCATTGTAACTGCTGCATCTGTTACTGGTGCGTGTAAATTTTTAACTACACCTGGTAATGCTAACATATTAATATCATATTCATCTTGGTTTGATAATATGTCTAATGCTTTTTTATAAGCTGTGTATCCTGTAGCACTTGTTGAACTTAAATTAAATCCATATACATTAGTTGCTGTAGCATATTCTCCTATTTGTCTTATTATTGCTGGGCTCATACCATCATTTCCTCCTTGGAATGGTACTGAGAATTTAAGATCTTTTCCTCTTGGTCCACTTGTTCCTGTGTTATCAGTTGATGCACTTAAAGATCCAACAAATGTTGCTGAAGCACTTGCATGCATACTAAAATCATCAACATTAAAGAAATTAGTTGTTTTTGAAGAACCTGATGCTACATTTGCTTGTCCTAAATTAGCTACTGGTCTGTTCCAATTTTCATTTTGTTTTTCTGAGAAATCCCAACCTAAATAAGCTTTTAAATTGTAAGTTCCTGATAATTGTTGTGAAGTACGATAAGTAGCTCCTGGGAATCTATATACTGTTCCACCTGGTGCTTGTTGGAATGGTGCAAATGGATCTGTAACTGCTTTAAATCCTCTTGGTGATAATTTAGGAGATAATGATCCTTCTGAAACTCCTTCTGATACTTCAACTCTTATAAATTGTGAAATATTTGGATAATCACCTGATGTAAGTACTTTACCTAATGTTGTATTATATGATTGGAATCTATCTCCAATTCGTCTTGCAATATAATTTGGACTATCTGGATTTAAATTTACATTTGTATATTCTTCTAAAATTGTTGGAGCTTTATCTGTATCCCCATATCCTCTTAATTGTATTGTAAATGTTGCATATTGTTCTACACCATCTATATCTGATTGACCATCATTTAAATTAGTAACAGATATTTTAAAGTCTTTATTTGTTGATGTTCCATCTGCTAATGTGTGGAATTTAAATAAATCTACAGTAGAAGTACCTGGGGAATTTGTATATCCTGAGGTAATCATTGGAGTTTTTGCATGATCATATCCTTCTGTAAATGTTGAATTCGTAAAATCACTTGCTGAAACACTTCCTGTTAGTAATAATACTTCATTATCAAGAGAACTAGATAATGATTTATTTTTAAAATGAATTGCTAAATGAGCTGGTTTAGCTGATGGGTTAGAAATTGCACTACCCTCTCCTGTTGAATAAGTATTTCCTCCTATTTTTGAATTTCTTGCACTAGTACCTAATGTTCTCTCAATATATTGAGAATCTGTAGATAATAGAGACATTGAAATAACTGTTTTAGCTATAGATGAACCTGATAATGTTAATGCTAATTTTTCATTTGCTTCTGGTGTTAAATCACCATCTGAAGCTGCAGTTAAAGTAGAAGCATTTAAATCAGATAAATTATTTCCTTTTGAAGGAACAATAATTGATATAATTTGACCTCCTGCTTGAGATGCTGGATTGTTATTTACAATTGCAATTGCATTATTCATAGTATCGTTATACTTATAACCTCCCCCAGCTAATACTCTTAATACTGTTACAGTTCCTGCGTTTCTTAAATATTCTTTAACTGCAAAAGGGACATAAGTTTCAGGATGTTGTGGTCCAAATACTCTTTCAAATTCTGAAAATCCTCTTGTAATTACTTGAGGTACAAAAGCAGGTCCTTTAACTGTAGGTCCTACGATTGCCGCTCCAATTGCTCCAATACCAGCGGGTAAAAAAGAAAGATCATTTTCTCTTGTAAATACACCTGGTGAAATAATAGTTTCTGCCATCTTATTGTTATTTTTATTTTGTTATTTCAATATGTTGTTCTGGATATAAATATAAAAACATTTCATAAACCAAAACTACTATAGGCGACCTCTTTTGGGGTCACCTATAAATATAAAATATAATTCAAAGCAATTACTACTTAGTAGCTTCTTCAGTAGATTCTTCTGAGGATGGGGTAAATTCTCCTGTACTTATGTCTAAAGATCCTTTACCATATTTGTCAGTAAGTGTTTTAGCTAATTCATTTTCTTTAGTACGAGTGTCTTCTAAAGCTGTTTTTAGTTGTTCTTCTTGCTTATCTAAACTTAATCTAGATAATGTTAATTGACCCATTGACATGGTAATAGAATTATAAGTTCCTTGAAGTTCTTGAAGTGATTTTAATTCGTCTTCTGTAAATTTGATTGCGTCTGCCATAACTTAAAATGTTAATTTATTTTTATTATTAATTCAGATATACATATATGCGAGATTCAGAAACCATAAGAATTATAAAGGTATTTTTACATAATTAACTATCCAATATACATTCGTAGTAAAATCATTTGTCCCTACTGTTTTCATTCTTGGAAATATTATAGAACCTGGAGCTAAATCTAAATTAATAGATTGAGACACATGATAATTATTATATTTAAAAAACTTTTCATCAGCTGCCTTACATTGTGTACTATCTACGGTTGCTGCGTGTCTTTGTATAAATGTTCCTGAATTTGCATCTGGTACGTTTTGTTCACCTATTACATCTGAATTATGTGAATACCATAATGATGCTGAAAAACCATCTGCATCCGCGTAAGTTATATTTTCATTGGCTTGTACATAAACATCCATTGATTTTATACTACAAGAATAGTTTGCTTGGTTTGGTATTCTCCAACCTGTGTTCATGTATGTTCTTGCTTCGGAATTTGTTGAAGTTATATCATCATAATCTGTTCCATAATCTTGGCCCCAATCTTCCATAGTATGTATACCTTTTGTGTTTGGTCCTTGCCAATTATTATCATCACCTGTAGATGCTCTTGTTGTTACTTCCCACGTATTATATATTTCTATTAAACTTGCTGTTGCTGCATGTAAATTAGCTACTTGAGTATTTGATGCTATTGTAAATGGTGCAGTTCCTGTTGCTACGTCTGATTCAAATGTTTGTGCTCTTAATTCATATGCACCTATATCTAAATTAGATGCTGCTCCTTCTATTATGATTTTCTTTTGTGCTGCTGAAGTATTAAAAGCTGCTGCTTCTCTTACTTCTAATGTTTTTCCTCCCCCTACTGTTATATCTGATTGTGCAATTGTTACTCTATCTATAGTTCCTGAATTAATGTCAACATTTGTCATGTTTTGACTATTAAAATCAATAGCACCTGCCATAGTACCTAATGTAGTTACAATACCACCAGTAAGTATGTTTGTGCCACCTATTGTTAATGCGTCTGCTTCTAGAGTTCCATCAAAATCTCCATCTACAGCATCTATATTACCTACAAATGTAGAAGCTATAATATTTCCACTTGCACTTATATCTCCTGAAGATGTTAGTGCTGTAAATATTTGTGTTGAACTTGAGATAGTTCCTGCTGGTATAGTGGCTGTAGCTGTTACATTAGTTAAACCACTACCATCTCCATGAAATTTACTTGCAGTTAACTCATTTGTAATTGTTAAAGAACCAGTTAGTTCATGTTTAAAATTTCCATCTAATAATAATGCTGTTTTAGGAGCTGCTGCTGCTCCTAAATCACTTGATGCTCCTTCTAATGCAGCTCTGTCAGCTACTTTAAAAAGTAAATCAGCTGATACTCCAAATCTATTTGAGGCATTTACTACTGCTTGAATGGTTGCTGCTTCTCCTGCTGTTCTGTCTTTATCACTAACTGATCCTGATGATGCTATCCATCTAATTGATCCTAAAACATCTCCTAATGAAGCTGAGGCTATAAAACCTTCTCTTTCCATTAGAAATAGAATTTTATCTTGATCTCTTCTTCTTAATCCATTAAAAAATGCTGTGGCTCCTCCAGCGTCAGCTATCTCATCGGGACTTACTCCTAATATTTTTTGTAAAGCTATAGATGATACTTCTCCTGTTCCCCCTCTAGTATAAGATAATATAAATTCACTACCTGTTGCTGCTGCTGTAGATTCTGCGTTAAAACTTTCTATATTTCCTTCATTATTTACTCTTATACCTTGTCTTTTTCCTTGTTTTTGAACTTGAAATTCATCTGATCTAATGTCAAAACTAACTAAGGGATCAGTTGTTCCAAAACCAAATTTACCTGAACTTGACATATAAAAGGAAGATGATGGGTTTGAACCTGATATTATAAATGATGAATTGTCTGCAGAGTCTAAAGTTATAGATGATTTGAAAGAAGAACCAGTAACACTAGGATATATTACATGTGATTGTGTTATAGAAGCGGTGCCTGAACCTGTTATTTCGAAAGCTGGTTGGGTTCCTATAATTGTATCAATAGATGTTGATATAGATGGTGATATACTACCACTAATTAAGTATATACTTCCATCTCTATAATGTAAGTTATTTGCCATTTTTTAGTTCTTTTAATTCTTTTTCTATATTTTCTACTTTTGTAATAAGTTGTTGTATTATTGAAACATACATTGCATCTGTTTGTCCTAAAGGGGTTGTCTTAGATATTTTATCTTTGTCTAAAAAATCATTGTCGGGACTTTCAAGATTTATTTTATGTTCTTTAACCCATCTAGGATCTATTTTTTCTAAATCTTGAGCAATAAAACCTATTTGTTGAAATTTATTACCGTGTTCCTTAGGATTTTTCCAATCAAATATTCTAGTTTTAAGTTGTTTAAATTTTTCTAAATCATATTGATAATTTTCTATGTTTTTCTTTAATCTTTTATCTGAAAGTGAACCAATAGATGTGTCTAATCCTGTAAGAGTACCATCATGTGCTATTCTAAAGGATTCTGTTGTATAATTAAAAAATTGAACTATGTCAGAATGTTCTGCAAATCTAGATGCATCTGATGTAGCTTGAGCATCGTCCATTCTAATTACTAGTCCTGGATGGTCAGCGTGGTCATCTGGAGGTATTGTTAATATATGAAGTCCACCTCCTCCAGAATCCTTAGAAGCTACCGAAATAAGTGCAGGGTTAAATTCTGCTGTACTAGTAGTTCCCGAACTTAAATATATACCAGGTCCATCGGGTCCTGTGTGTGCGGCTCTTGCTGTTCCATTTCCTTTTATAAATAAACCATTAGCATTAGTTGATTGGTTGTAGATATGATTAACATCACTACTCATGTCTACAGTTAGTGTGTGAGATGGGGCTGTTGTTCCTATACCAACTTTATCACCTGAAACTGTAAGTACAGCTCCTGCACTCATGTCTTGATTACTTCCTACTCCCCAAATTAGTGCACTAGAAATTGTATCTATACCCGCATACATTGTACCAGTGGTATTTGTATAAGCTACGTTTACATTATTAACATCGCTTCTTTCTAATTTAAGAATATTAACATCCGAAGAACTAACATGTAACCTCATATCAGCAGTACCAGTAAAATTATTTCCTATACCAACATTATTAGCAGATGAGTCAAGTTTTATTAAAGTAACTCTAGGTGTATTAGAAGGAAAAGTATCTCCATATGATGAGGTAGCTACTGAGTTTAAATCAACAGAAGAACCATAACCTAAAAATAGGTCTGAAGAACCAACACCAGATGTGTCATTAGCATCTGCAACTATTGAAACTACTCCATCGGCTGAAAGTGCTAGGTTGTCTCTTCCGTGTATAAAATTACCACCACCAGCATTATCTCCCATCATCATATTTTCTTTAATATGGAGTTGTTGTGATGGAGTAATAAGTCCTATACCAACCTCACCACTTCCTGAAATAAATACTCTATTAGTATAAGCAGAACCATTATATGTTCTAAAAAATGTGTTACCTGTGGTTGCGTAAGAAAAATAATTATCTACTCCATTATAAGAAAAATGAGTATTACCTGCTGTAGGTGATACTATTCTTAAGGTTTCATTAGAACCTTCTATATGAACTCTAGCAGATGGTGAAGTTGTTCCTATACCAACATTACCAGTATGTTTAAAGGTCATTATATGATTACCTGTAGTAAGACCATAATGCCAGTCTAAATAAGCAGAAGACGCATCATCTCTTGCATATAAGGCAAAAGGGCCACCAGTGTGACCTGGGGGTTGAATTGCTAAACGAGGATATACAGGGTTATTAGATGATAATTCTACTTGTGCACCTATATGAACGTCTGCTTTTACGTCTTCATTGTCTACCCAATAAGTTTTTGTGGTTACTTGGTTTGCTTGTTGTTCTTCTCTTTTTATCGTTGGAGGGAATAAATCCATTCCTTCATAAAAAATACCTGATTCTAAAGATCCGGTAGTTAATATGTTATCACCTTGTATTCTAAATAATTTGGTGTTAGATTTAAAAAATAACGCCCCTTCATTGATATTTACTACTAAATCATCAGTAGCAAATTCATTTAAAGAAGGATTTGTATGTTTAATTTTTATAGCCATATGTTATAAATATATTAAGATATAATTATTTTTCCAGTATTTAATGATATTTTTCCAGTATTTAGTAATATTTTTCTAATACTAGTTTCAACATAAATTAGTTTAACTGTTACCTGAGAAAAAAATCCTTGAGTTCCCCCTGTTGTTGTAATTTTTACTGCTAAACCATTAACAAATGTCTCATCTTCACCACTTATGTCTACTATATTACCTGAATAACTATCAAAACTTGTGGTTGCAGCTGTGTGATTATCACTTCCAACAACTTCTCCATTACCCTCTTTAACAATTGCTGCTGTAAAAGTAGATGATCCTTTTGATCCTGCTTTTGCTCTTACTATAAGTTGAACTGAAGTTGGTGATTGAAAATTAGAGATTTCAAGATCATCTAATAATAAAAACATTGATTGGTTTTGGATTGCATTATTACATAATGTACTATCATCTGCATCATTTAATATTGATGGTAAAGTTGCAGGTGAAGAACTCCAATTTCCTGTTTCTGAAGTATTTACGTCATTGGGGAGTAAGTCTACTTGTGGCATTTATCCTATTTTTTAGGTTATTGCTTCTATCATAAATGAAGTACCTGTAGGTATTGTTCTTAATTTTTGTTCGGCTAAAGATTGTTTAATCATACCAAATCTTAAATCATATATTGAATTTGCAGCTACATTTACAATAACAGAAGCTGCATGAGTTTGTCCTGATGGTCTAGCACTTTGCACAAATCTATGATATCCTCTACCTTCTGACCCATCAACTAAAGTAACTGTACCTCCACTAGTTTCTTGAACTATACCAGTAAAACCTTCGACTCTGTTTGAACCATTATTTATTTCTAAAGTTGCGTTATAGGTTATTTTATATAAACCTGCTCTAGATATGGTTACTCTATTACTAGACAAACTAAAAATATTAGTGTGGCTGTTTTGTTCTTGAGATAATGTAACTGTTGTTGTATTTGTTTCAGGAAGAGATCCTTGATTATCAGCTCCACCCGTTCCAAAAGCTGTCATAGTAGTTGCACTAGTGTTTGTTGCAAAGAAATATAAATTAGGTCTTACTGTGTACCCCGCCCCTGTTCCTGCATTTGCTGTTATTGTTCCACTTGAACTTATATTACCTGATGCTGTTATATGACTGGTAACGTTTAAGCTACCACTTGCAAAAATTTCATCACCATCATCTGCACCAATTATTAAAAATTTTTTATTATCTGATCTTATTTGAAACCCACCATCACTAAAGTAATTACCTATTGAAAAATCAGGTTCTTGATTGTTTAAAAAATTAATAATTTGATTACCATTTTGATCAAATGAATCTAAATTAACATTAACTGAACCTTGATTTCTAATATGAAGTTCTGCAGCTAAAGTACCTACTGCAGTATCTCCAAGAAGTAATCTTCTAAAAGAACCTGTTCCACCAGATATAGTTGAGACATGACTTGAACTTATATTACCTGAGGCTGTTACTGGTCCTAATAATTCTATATTTTTATTTGAATAACCATTTCTTCCTATTTGAATTCCTGTTATAGAGGCATCACTAAATACTCTACCCTGAGTTGATCCATCTGTATTAAGTGCTAGATACCCATCAATATTATATGAGCTAGCTTTTACGATTCCACTTGCACTTATATTACCTGAAGAAGTTATAGCAGTAAATATATGTTCAGAACCTGATAT